TGAAGGACTCCGGAACCGAACTGCACACCAACCTGTGTACAAATCTCGGCAAGAAGGAAAGCCAGTACCTTGGTGATGGTATACGTTCGTTCAGCATCACCGGAAAGCACTTCTCCAGAATCATCACCGATGACATCATCACACCTAGGGACAGGATGTCTAAGGCAGAACGCCAGACCACCGATGCAGTGTTCCAAGAGTTGCAGAATATCAAGACCGAGGGAGGTGTCATCCTCAACTCCGGCACACCTTGGCACAAGAACGATACATTCCGTCTGATGCCGAAACCTGTAAAATGGACAGTATATGAGACAGGATTGCTGAGCAAGGATGAGATCGCCCACCGCAGAAGGCATATGACAGCATCGCTCTTCTCGGCAAACTACGAGTTGAAGCATATCTCGGATGAGGAATCCATGTTCAGAGAACCGAAGTATGGCCCATATCCATACACGGATGGCAGGGCCCAGATAGACTGTGCATATGGTGGTTCTGATACCGTGGCCCTCACCATCATGTGCTATGACAAGGAGCGCAGGCTACACGCCTACGGTAAGATATTCAAGGGGCATGTACAGGACCACTATTGGGAGATACAGGAGCTGTTGCGGAAATACAAGGCTGGGACACTCTACAATGAAACAAACGGAGACAAGGGCTATTTCATCAAGGAGTTCAAGCAATACTGGAATGCGATAGTCGGGTATCATGAGGGAATGAACAAGCATGTGAAGATCGTCACCTATCTGAAGAAAGAATGGGCTGATATCATATGGGATGATGAAACCGACCCAGACTACATGGAACAGATAGTAGACTATCAAGAAGGGCAGGAACCGGATGATGCACCGGACAGCGCATCATCATTGATTCGTGAGTTCAACCGTGGTAAGATAAAGGCGGTCGGAGCTTTGAGTTACAAATAGGAGGGTGTATGGATTCCCAAGAAATAATCAGAATGGTTCAAGCAGGTTCCCCAATGAATCTGATAATCCATGACTTGATTGAAGAGCATAGCTTGAGGGCAACCTTCATGCAGAGGCTCTATAAAGAATACAAGGGTGATGTCCCCATAAAGCACAGGGAGTATGACTACAACGAGGGTGAGAAGATTGACCGTAAGCTGGTCAATGACTACAGGGGATACATAGTCGATACCCTCAACGGATACCTGTTCGGGAATCCTATCGCCTACTCAATCGACAAGGACCAGTACGATGAGGACATAACCTCATATGAAAAATCATGGGATTTGCTGAAGATGTTTGTCAGACGTAATTCAGTTGCCGATCTCGATGCTGAGACTGCAAAGAAAGCCTCCATTTGCGGATATGGTGCAAGGTTGATTTACATCGACAAGGAAGGCCGTATACGGCTGATGAACGTTGACCCATGGGAATGTATATTCATCAAGGACCCCTCAGTGGATGAGGCACAGTATGCCCTACGATACTATCCGATGGAACACTATGATGAGAACCATGTGCTTACAACCACCATTCATGCTGAGTGGTATGACGATACAACCTACCAAGAGTTCGAGGAGAACAGCGATGGGATATTTGTAGCTGTGAGTGAACCCAAAGCACACCTTATTCCGGGCGTTCCCCTTCTGGAGTTCCCCAACAATGAGGAGCGGCTCGGTGATTTCGAGAAGGTGCGAGATCTCATAGACTCCTATGACATACTTGTGTCAGATGTTCAATCCGAGCTTGAAGAGCAGAGGCTGGCATACCTTGTGTTCGCTGGTGCTGAAATCACCAAGGCCACGCTCGATGATGCAAGGAAGACCGGAGCGTTCAATATGCCGGACGCAAACGACAAGGTTTACTATCTGGTGAAGACCTTGTCAGACAATGTGATTGAGAACCAAAAAACAACATTGCGTGAGAACATCCACAAGTTCAGCAAGACCGTTGATATGTCAGACGAGACGTTCTCTGGAGCCTCACAATCCGGAGAATCCAGAAAGTGGAAGCTTTTGGCTATGGAGAATCTGGCAACCATCAAGGAACGCAAGTTCTCAAGATCGTTGCGTACACAGTTCAAGCTCATCGAGGATGTGTGGCAGGAACGAAGGGAGCCGGTGCTGGATAGCACTGTTGTCTGGAAGTTCTCCAGAAACCTTCCCATTGAGATTACACAGGAAGCACAGGTTCTTGCCATGCTCAACGGTCATATCAGCCACAGGACAAGGCTCAATCTGGCATCGTTCATAGAAGATGCGGATACCGAGATTAACCAGATGTTGCAGGAAGCCGAGACTATGATACCTCCACCGTTGCTGACGGATGAAGAGGAGGAAGTGGAAGATGAGCCTACAGAATGACCTTAACTTCGGGATAAAGTATACCAACAAGATTGCACAGGAATTGGAGCGTGAGCTGAAGCGTGAGTTCCAGAATACGCTCAAGGAATTGAAGTCACTCATTGCCAAGCAGTATGAACTCCATGACATGACCTATACCGAGATGCAGAAATACAACAGGCTGAAGAATCTCCAGAAGGAAATCGAGAAGCATCTCTCTGAACTCTCAAAGGCCTCTGGTGCCTCCCTGCGGAACGGACTCGGATCGGTCTATGCGGAGAGCTATTACACCACGGCGTATGCAATGGAGAGGGCTGTGCAGGCCAAGCTGACCTATACAGCACTTGACCGCAGGGTGATACAGGCAATGGTGCAGAATCCCATATCGGGATTGACGCTGAATGAAAGGTTGCTTAACCAACGAAGGGAGGTTATAATCAGAATAAAGAGTGTGCTGACCCAAGGACTTATCAAGGGTGAGTCATACGGAAAGATGGCGAAGAGCATACAGGCTGGACTTGAGATGGAGTACACCAAGGCGATACGGATAGCCAGAACTGAAGCTCACAGATGCCAGCAGATTGGGAGGGCTGATAGCTTGCACCATGCCGAGGAACAGGGAGTGAAGGGACATTATGTCTGGCATTCCGCACTGGACAGCAGGACCCGTGACTCCCATAGGGCGATGGACGGGCAGGTTGCCGACAGTGATGGATATTTCACCCTGCCGAGTGGTCTGAAAACAGCAGGGCCGGGCCTTTCCGGAGACCCTGCAGAGGACATCAACTGTCGATGTGACATGGTGTACGAGGTGGAAGGCTTCGAGCCTACCGTGAGAAGGGTACGAGGTGAGGGAGTCATCCCTTACACGACATACAAAGATTGGTACGATAATCGACTGGCTGGCTAGAACAGCAAGGCGAAGGAGAAAGAAGATGACATTAGAAGATGTAAAACAGTTTATCCAAGACAACAAGGATGTTCCGGAAGTGGAAGACTATGTTATGGGGTTCGTGACACCAGGCAGAGTGAAGGATTTCCTTGATTCAGATGATGGGAAGAGGTTCTTGCAACCACGACTTGACCAGTATTTCGCAAAAGGACTGGAAACGTGGAAGAACAACAACCTTGAGAAGCTTGTGGCGGATAAAATCGAGGAGAGGTATCCTGCTGAGACTGAACAGGAAAAACGCATCAAGGCTCTTGAGCAGAAGCTTGCACAGGAAGAGAACGCACGTAAGCGACAGGAAATGGAAAAGAAGGCTATCCGCCTTTTGACCGAGAACAAATATCCTGTCGATTTGGTGGACTTCATCCATGCCAGTGACGACAACGAGCTTGAAGCGAAATTCCAGTCCTTGAAAGCAACCTTGGAAGGATGGGCCAAAGAGGTTGTTGAGGGGAAGTACAAGGAAGCAGGCAGATCTCCACGCAAGCCGGAAGGACTCAATGAAGGTGTGAAGAACCCTTGGAGTAAGGAAAATTGGAACCTTACCGAACAGGGTCGCATGCTGAATGAGAATCCGGAGCTTGCGAAATATTTCAAAGAAAACACTAGGAGATAATTATGGCTAAGACCCTTATTGAAAATGTAATCGTTCCCGATGTATTCAATCCGTACATCATCGAGCGAACCCCCGAGCTTTCCACTCTCATTCAGAGCGGGATTGTCCAGAATACACCCGAACTCGATACCTTGGCATTGAGTGGCGGACGTCTGTTGAACATGCCTTTCTGGGAAGACCTTTCTGGAGCTGACGAAGTCCTCTCCGATTCCGTAGCGTTGGACCCTGCTGGCATTTCTGCAAAGCAGGACATCGCCGTCCTGCACATGCGTGGTAAGGCTTGGTCTGTAAATGACCTCGCAAAGAAGCTGTCCGGTGACGACCCCATGGCTGAGATCGCCAACTTGGTGATTAGCTATTGGGAAAGACGGAGACAGGCATTGCTTGTTTCTTCGCTCATTGGAATCTTCAGTGCGCCAACCATGTCAGACAACCTGCTCGATGTCACCTCAGCGTCGGGGTATCAGGACGACATCATCAATGCAGACAACCTTGTTGATACCGCACAGAAGCTCGGTGACAACAAGAGCAACCTCACCGGATACCTCATGCACTCGGCAACCGAGGCGGTGCTTGTGAAGCAATCGCTCATCGAGTATCTGCCAGATGCCGATGGACGTCCGACCCTTCCGTACTACATGGGCAAGCGTGTCATCGTGAATGACAACGTACCCAACTCCGGTGGGGTGTACTACACGTACATCTTCGGGCAGGGTGCGTTCGGATTCGGGCAAGGTTCCGCTCCAGTTCCCACAGAACTTGACCGTGACTCCCTTGCTGGTGACGACATCCTCATCAACAGGGCGCATTTCCTTCTCCATCCCCGTGGTGTGAAGTGGACTGACGAAGATGTCGATGGAAGTTCCCCCACCAATGCAGAGGTGGAGAAAGCGGACAACTGGGAGCGTGTATACGACCAGAAGAACGTCCGCATCGTGGCTCTGAAGCACAAGTTGGTTACTGCCAACTCTCCTGCAAGCTGAGGAGGTGAGTGATGACTACACCTGAATTGCTTGCCAGCCT